TTAAAAGCCAGTGTTCGTATGCCAGAAAGAGTATCCTGCGGTATTTTCCCCAGTCCCCCACTCGCCCCAGCGATTGAGCAAACGGCCTGACATGCTGGCGACATCCTTCTCTTTCATGTACTCCAGCATTACGGCGTTACGTTCTGCTTCATAACTTTCGCTGTACTTACGGAGTTCTGCTGACATCCAGTTAAACGCATTGATATAGGCTTCTTTAACAGCATCGGCTTTTGCCCCGTTAAATCCCATAACCAGCATAACGAAGCCACTAAAGTCCATGCGGTAGTAAATCTGTTTCTTGTCAAAAATCCCTAAGTCATTGATTTTCTCGACGGCCCCAAAATGGGTTGTCGAGAATTCCTCAGAACATCTCAAACATTTAATAGCCCTAATCACATGCTGATGGCGTTTACCAAATGCCCTGGCAATCTGGAAGGTGTCAGTTACCGGTTGACCTTCTGCTGCGGTAACTAACTGGCGAAAGTCGAAGTCATGATTCGCAATTAATTCATTCATGGCGTTGCCTGCTTCTTTGAAATGAACCTTTGCCGCACAGGAAACCAGCCCACCGAGGCTCGCCAGCACTAACTGGTATCCTCAAAGGCCCATTCCAAAGGGTCAGGTTCGGTGTTTATTGTGCGCTGCGGTGCGCGGTGAAATACCGGTACAAAAATGCCCCGCATCTGCGAGGCATTTTCCTGAAAGTCACTTGTTAAATTTCAGTGAAATTAAAATTATTTTAAGCACTGCGTCCTGATGTATTCCTGCAGGTAGTTAACCTGCGCGGTTATCTTGTCGATTCCACCTCGGAGACGGTAATAATTGAGTTCAGCATCTGCTGTAAATCCTGGGCTTTCTCCATCGCCCATGCTGCTGGCTCCGGTCGTTGACTTTGCACAGGTGGCGGAGACTTGCAGGCGCTTACGACCAGCAGAAACATCGGCACGGAGACTTTCGATAGTCGCGTTAGCATCAGCAAGTTCCTTTGTATATCTTGCGTCGAGTTCTGCTACATCACGTTGACGCTTCTGCATATCAGCGATGATGGATGTGGCTTTATCGCGCTGCTCTTTGTAGGCGATGGCGTTATCACGGTAATGATTAACAGCCCATGACAGGCAGAGGATGATGCAAATAACCAGAGCGGAGATAATCGCGGTTACCCTGCTCATTGCTGCCCCCACAAACAGACTTCACGCTCAATCTCACGACGAGTCATCAGGCCTTTCCATTGCTTACCGCCAGCGTATGTCCAGCGACGTAGCTGGTCACATGCGCCTTTGATATCGCCCTGGTTTATTTTGCGAAGAAGCGTCGATGTTCTGAAATTACCAGCGCCCACGTTGTAAACGAACGAGTAAAGAGCGCCGCGCGTTGTTTCCGGTATATCGACTTTGATGTACGGGTTAATTTGTCTGGCGACCGTGGCAAGGTCTTTATTCAGGAGGGCTTTGCATTCTGCTTCGGTATACGTTTTACCGGGAATGATGTCTTTTCCGGTGTGTCCGTGACATACAGTCCATACGCCAACGATATCTTCGTATGGTATGTAGCTGACACCTTCCAGGCCATCGTCACCACTCGGACCAGTGATGAGCACAGACGCTATGGCAACAGCCCCACCACCAATAGCAGCAGCAACAGCCTTGCGTAATGATGGCGACATTATTCACCTCTCGCAGCCTTACGCTTATCTTCTTTAATCTTGAAATAAAGGTTTGTCAGATACGTCAGCAAGCCAAACACCAGGCTACCCAATACGCCTATTGCCACCCACTGGGATGGGGAGACTTTGTCCAGCAACTGCAGTAGCCAGTATCCCGTCCCCACCGCTGACGTGGTGTATGACACACCTGTTGTTATTTTTTCCATCTGGTACATACCCCGTCTCCCGTTATCCGGAAGCTGACAACAATAAAAAGCCACCAGTTAATTCCTGATGGCCCTGATGCATAAACGTCATAATACCTGACTGTTATGATTGACAATAATGATAATGTTTATATAGAAAGGTTCCCGATGTGTGTTACATATCATTTCTCCACGGGGAATATCCCCACGCCAGCGCAGACTCTTTTACCCGTTCTCTTCTGCGCTGGCTCTTTTTTATTATGCTGCTGCATTTACCTCTGGCACCATGCTTTCTATCTCAACACAATACGTGGTACTTCTTGTAACCAATATCATAACGATTAATCGACATAGAATTTCTCCCGTGTACAGGAACAGAGTTAAAAAGCCGGAACCGGAATCAAATCACAGGATGACCATCTGCCAGTGGCAGGTCATAAAAAAAAGGCCGCGCCATGCGCAGCCAGAACTCACAAGGAAAATGATAGAAGGAAATAACATTAGTGATGTACGCATGGCGCCTCCCGCTAAGTTCTGCAATGATCAAACAGAACTCGCTACGTGCCCTTAAAACTCGATCATTTAGCCCCTCCAAGGAGGATTCACCATGCGGTTGATTTTTTAATAAACAGTAAACAAAAAAGTCAAGAATTATTCATTCTGTTCTTTCATCATCGGCCACAGCAATACCACAATGCCGCAGACCAGAGCGCCATCAGTCAGTACCAACATTATCCTGCTGGTGAAATCCATCATCACCATCACTAAAAGCAGGATCACAACAGCAAGCAGACACAGTTTATAAAACAATGTTCAGAAAACGCATTCAGCATGCCTAAGGTTCTATTCCTACGAATAGCCAACTTGCAACTTAAAATATTATTTATGCAGCCAATTAAATTCTGGTCCTTACAATATCAACCTGAAGATTCTTATCTTGTGCTGATTGATAAATGACAAACCTTTTACTACCTGCATTGAAAGAAGTAGACAAAACCAGACAATTATCATAACGAGCAAGAACATAATACCAACCATCATTATAATTAATCATTTCATATTCTTTCTTAAACTGTGGTTTGTAATATCCTGTCAGAAATGAAAAAAGCCAGAAATATGCCAGAAATATGCCACAAAAGCAATCATCACAATCTCAAAAAAATGTTTTTTTATAAATGGCTTATCATAGAAGCATGATACCGATAAAAATCGCCCATAAGATCTTATCGAAATTGTAACCGCCAGCGCAATCGCTGCTGACAGTAGCAAAAGAGGTACCTGAATCTTCTGTCTCAATATAGAAAACTCAATAATTGCCGGCACAAACAATAATTCCACAGCAAAATAAAGGCGAAATACATTTAGCTCTTGCATAGAATGTTTTCTTTTCACTGCGAAAAAGAATACAACACCAATACCCCAACCGATAAGAAATATAGCAATGACGATAACTGCAAAAAATAAACTTCTGGCAACATCATCAACACCTGCACCTACAATCCACCATGGGAAGCCGTAGTAAAAAGAAGTACCCCATCCATAGAAATAAGCACTCCCCCATCCAAGGCATCCCATGTAGGCAATAAAAAGTGAAGAACTCCTGAGCAGCGCACCATCCTTCATAACCACCCCAATACAAGATGATAACATTGGCTTACAACTCATAACAAAAGCAATTCAATGCCGTCAAGAGGTTACAGGCTAAAAAAACTCTATTACATAGCAGCCAGCATGTTTACCGTACAAGTACAACTCAGGGCATAAAAAAAACCCACTCGGCAGCGGGTTTATACATTTTTTACAACATACCAAATTTGCATGAAGTATATGGCTTTTAATCCAGTTTTGCAATATTTTGCTGTAAAAATGCTGCCTTTTGTTTTGAACGTGTTCTCGTCACAAGCAATAAAGCATCACTATCAAGCTGTAGAAAAATGTGCTTCATTGCAACCCAGCGTTCAGTAAATGTCTCGGACCAGTTTTTTGTTGTCACTCCCACCAATGATGCCAGTGTCTGGTATTCATAGGCCTCACGCCCTGCAAGTTCGCTCTTCACATCCTGTGCAGCCAGCCAGATTAACGTCTTCAGGCGATCCAGTGTCTTACCTGCAATTTTTCTGTTACTTAACAAATCTTTAAACTCGCTCCATGCCCATTGCGTTATGGTGACCTGATGCCCCCATCGAACGCTTTCGCTGTAACACCAAAGCAACCATGCTTTCTGATGTTCATCGAGAGACAAAACCGCGCGGCGCCATGAAGAGGTTGAGAATTCAACCGGGCTGACCAAAGCAATGGATGAACCTTTTGCGTACGACTGCTTACCGGAAGTCGGCGTATTATCCAGCGTAATCATCTTGCCAGTTACCACATCCAGAATGCGCGGCTTCTTTCGTTTGTATGTACCAGTATCAAATTGTGCATGCTCCTGCCAGGCTTCGAGCTGGCCTTTCGTTGCTCCGTTCAAGTCAGCAGTAGCTGCCATAAGTTGCTCACGAACATACTGTAAATATTGGGTATTCATGCAGTAAATCCTTTCTATATTTTGGCATAATTCTTCAACATTCGGTAATCGTTCAAAACCGAATCGGGGAAACGACATAAGCACACGAGCCCCCAGCGACAGCGAAGGAGTTCTGATATATAAGACTCAGACATCATTCATTCCCCGGTTCTCCAATATCTGTTTCACTCATCATCCATAACTACCTGTAATTGCCCCCCCCTTTTTTTGTAACAGTTCTTATATTGCTATATAGAATAGCCATTACTAATGCTTTTAAATTTAATAAAATAAAAATTATAAAAAACATAAAACACCACGCAAACACACTTAATAAAAACACCGTTACATTAAAAGATAATAAAAACCGCAATAAAAAACGAATAAATCAATTGTCTCACGCAATTATAAAACATCATATTGATTACGCACCTTGTATTACAAACTCATGTATGTAAAATACGCGCACCATTCAAAAAAAAGGAAGACAATAACATATGAAAAAAAGTGTCATCGCTGGCGTCTTTATTGCTCTGTCATTTACCACGTGTTCAGCTATCGCGAACAGCCTTGCATTATCATTAGCAAATGATGATGCAGGGAAGTTTCAACCAATACTTAATGATATTTATGGCAATAAACATGAAAACAGAGATGATTACTCACAAGGCTTATTTCTGGGATATAGCCACGATATCTCAGACTCGAGCCAATTATCTCTCCATATTGCGCAAGATATTTACTCTCCATCAGGCAGTAATAAAAGACACAACACAGCTGTAACTGGAGACAGAGCTTTTAGTGCATACACTCACACTGGTATTGAATGGAACTCCCTTGCGAATGACTGGATTCGCTATCGATTAGGTACTGACATAGGTGTTGTTGGCCCCGACGCAGGCGGTCAGAAAGTACAAAATAAAGCTCATGAGATTATTGGGGCAGAAAAATATCATGCATGGGATGATCAAATAGAGAATCGCTACGGTTATACTGTAAAAGGGATGCTATCCATGACACCAAGTATGGATATTTTAGGTGCTAATGTTGGATTATACCCTGAAGTTTCTGCTGTTACTGGAAACTTATTTCAATATGTAGCATATGGCGCAACCATTGCCATTGGTAATGATAAAACCTTCAATTCGGATAATGGCTTTGGTCTGCTGGCTCCCCGTGGTTTAATGCATATGTCCGATACAAGCGGATTCAAATACAAGATTTTTGCAGGTATGGAAAGACGAGATGTCAATCGCAACTATACTCTCGAAGGAAAAACAATACAGACGAAACAAACAACAGTATCGCTAAACAAAACTGTTGATGAATATCAAGTTGGCGCAACAATTGGGTATGCACCTGTAGCCTTCACACTAGCATTTAATAAAGTAACATCAGAATTCAAGACAGGGGATGACTATTCATTTATAAATGGAGCAATCACCTTCTTTTTTTAACTGAATTGAATTCAATCAAAATAACATAAGTCCAACAAAAACATAAAGTGCGAAATGAATGCCAGCTCCATTTATTTCGCACTATAAAAGATTAAAAGTTGCAATAAAATAATAAAATGACTCAGTTACGAAAACCAATAAACTGTGGCCAGTAGTGAGTCGCTCATCATCGGGCTTTTTGGCGAATGAAATTTAGCTACGCTTTCGAGTCTCATCGTCTTCCCCTCTTGCCCTGTTTGACCATCAGGACGCCGTTAACTATTACATGACGCTCGCCTTTGCTGTCTCGGTTGTACTTGAGCACTGTTCCTCTTGCGCAGGAAAGCATCCTCGCCACTTCGGTCTGATTGCCTCGTGTCTGGATAAGAAGCTCTGGTATCGTTTGAATTGTGGCGTTCATGCGTTCTCCAGTTCGGTGATTTTTATTCCAAGCCGTCCGCCTGGTACTTTCACACCACGAATTATGCGAATGTCATCGAATTGCTCGTCGTCTTCCGCAAATCCGGCATGGATAAGGGAGTCGAGTAAACCCTTCAGGATGTTATCTAGGTCGCGGCGGCGGGAGTCTGGAACGTCTGCGATTACTTTGATGCGGAGTCGTGATTTGGTGAAAATATCTAACTTGAGTTGGTGGATGATTTGCTGAACGTCTTTTCGGTATTTCTGGCCTTTATCGCTGATGTAGTATTGGCTTCCCCGTCTTCGCCAGTAGGTATTCACCGACGGCGGGTATGGAAGCACAAACTGATATTCGTTCATGACTTAATCTTCCCCTCCTTCAGCAGTATCGCCTGCGTCCTGATCACGCCTTCGAGGTGGTAAAGTCTGGCGTCTTTGTTGTCGAGAATCCTTGTGCGTCGGTCGATCTCCGCGTGGCAGTCACTACAAGCCCATGCGCCGATCAGGTCGTCAGGCTTCATCCCCGTTCCACAAATTCCAGCCATCCGGTAATGTGCCAGAACTGTAGTTTCAGGATTGCCATTGCATACGCCGTAAATACGTACCTGGCATTCTCTGCCGCGCGCTTCTTTGCGTAGGTTAGCCATTTACCTTCCCTCGCAATTGAAGAATTGACTGAAGGTCTTTTTTAATAAATATGCGAGTGCGAATTGAGCAGTAGTTTTCCTTCATTCTGGCGTAGTAATAGTCCTTTCTTTGCTTAAGTTTGTTGGCATCCGCTGTCATCCAGTCTTTTACAGCAAACTTAATTAGCCAGCGGTGGCAGAGATACCATTTCAGGTAATCACTCATCGTCTTCTTCCTCGTACATTGAGCTATTCGGATCGCTCATCAGTTCTGCACAGCAGTGCTCACACACGTGAACTTCCAGCACATGCAGCTTCTGACCGCAGTTAGCGCACGTTAAAGCTCGCTCGACGCTTTCTTTCTGGTATTGAAGGGATTGGGATGGGCTAAGCATTATTGGATTCTCTGCATCATGAGAAAGACAATCATGGCGGCGCGAAGGGGATTTTCATGTATAGCTCGCTTAGATTTACAGTAGGCCACACCGCGTGCACCCCACTCGTCTTCATCGAGATTGATAATGCTAATCCTGTATTTTTCAATAATCGGCCATGAGTCTGCTGGGTTTGCGCATGGGTTAAAGGATCCGCGCTCAACTTCTACTTCAACTGCGTCTCCGTTTACAATGTCTCCCTCAAATGAGACAAACACCATATCGCCATTCTCACCTTCTTTGTAATCCGGCGATCCGTTATGAATGGCTTCGAATACCGCCACGTTAATTTCAAAATCACTTAACTGTGAATAATCCATTGTCATTTCCTCGCACGATGTCTTAGCCACCGGATATCCCACAGGTGAGCCGTGTAGTTGAAGGTTTTTACGTCAGATTCTTTTGGGATTGGCTTGCGTTTATTTCTGGAGCGTTTCGTTGGAAGGTATTTGCAGTTTTCGCAGATGATGTCGGTGATACTTCGTCGCTGTCGTCTCATTCGTACCTCCTGTCGGTAAATCTGACACCATGACCAATAGCCCAGGCTGTTGTGTACTCGATAAGACTTGCCATACGCTTCACACTCATCTGCGCGCTGCTTTCGCGAATGTTGACGTATTCGCCTTCAAGCCCGGGAAAAACATCAGCTTCCTGTTTTGTTGCCACTGCATGACCGCTGATCAACAAAACCTTCCATTGTTCTGGTTTTAACCATTTGCCGCACCATTGAACCTGACGAGCGATATCCGCCAGCATCGCGTGAAATTTTGCGTTCTGGTCAAGGTTGCGCTTGTAGTCAGTAATGCGGATGGTGACTGGCTTGTCTTTATCGAGTGGTGTTGCGAGGATGGCATTTATTGCAGCTTGCTGTTGTTGCTTAGTTCGGAGGAAGATTGTTTGCTTCATCGAAATTCTTCTCTTTAATTCCAGCGGCTCTGATAGCTTTCATTACTGCAATTACCGTTTTGTCTCTCCCATCCTCATAACCCATCGCATAAGCACCTTCTTCACCATCTTTCCAAAAGTCGTCATTCGATTCGGGCCAGTCAATATCCAGTTCAATAGCTGCTCGCGATGCCTGCCACGTTTGCCAGTGGCCTTGAACATCGTCCATCACGTATTGACCACCAATATCACCACTGCCAATTTCATGGTGATTTTCAGGGTAACGGATAAGGTCTGAGGATTCGCCTCCACGTCGCAACCAACTTTCTTCAAACTGCTTTCTTGATTCGTCCATCGATACTTACCCTCAGTTCAACTCACAAAACTCCACGCCATTTTTGCTACAGCGACAGGCATAACACCGATAATCACCCACAGGAAAATGCTACCGAAAAGCACACCCACCAGGTCTTTACCTTCGCCTACCAACCGGACAAAACTGCTGGCAACAACAATGAACGTCGCCACCATCCACATAGCACCGAGAATCCTCAATGCAGAGAAAATTAACTCAGCCACGATTTACCCTCCCCCAAATAAAAAGGCCTGCGATTACCAGCAGGCCTGTTATTAGCTCAGTGATGTAGATGGTCATTGCCTTACCTCCATAAGCGCCCTATTAATAAACGCCGTCATTGGATTTGCACATCCCCACCCCGTACCATCTGGATTTCTTTTAATTGGCTCCTTCTTCACTTTGCGTTTTGCATAAATAACCGTCTTCCACTTACGCTCAACAACACTCAAATGTCCTTGTTTCACCATATGCCTTGCTGCTTGAGCGATTCTGTTATTTGGTATTCCGGTGATCAGTGCTAATTCATGTGGGGAGAATTGTTCATGAGTTTTCAGATATTCCAGGATGATTTCTTTTCCAGTCACGATCTGCTCCTGTAACTATCCCATGTAAACGCAAGTGAACCGCCCCGGAAATCCTGGAGACTAAACTCCCTGAGAAAGAGGTAAACAGGATGACTAAAAATACTCGTTTTTCCCCCGAAGTCCGTCAACGGGCGATTCATATGGTTCTGGAAAGTCAGGGCGAATATGACTCACAATGGGCGGCAATTTGTTCCATTGCCCAAAGATTGGCTGTACGCCGGAGACTCTGCGTGTCTGGGGACGCCTGCATGAGAGGGATACCGGGAGCGGTGATGGTGGGCTCACCAGCGCTGAACGTCAGCGTCTGAAAGAGCTGGAACGTGAAAATCGTGAACTGCGCCGCAGTAACGATATCCTTCGCCAGGCTTCCGCTTATTTTGCGAAGGCGGAGTTCGACCGCCTCTGGAAAAAATGATGCCACTGCTGGATAAGCTGCGTGAGCAGTACGGGGTCGGACCGGTATGCAGCGCACTGCATATTGCCCCGTCAACGTATTACCATTGTCAGCAACAGCGACATCATCCGGATAAACGCAGTGCCCGTGCGCAGCACGACGACTGGCTGAAGAGAGAGATACAGCGCGTATACGATGAAAATCATCAGGTGTACGGTGTGCGTAAAGTCTGGCGTCAGTTGTTACGGGAAGGAATCAGG